TGTACTTCTACAATGTCTTCGATGAAACGTGAGTACTCGAAGTGACGATCAACAGTAATCTGCAATTCGCCTTCTACGTTTGCTTGGATGTTGACAGCAGTGTCAGCAACCTTAGCAGAAGCAGCACCACGGATAGGCTTAGGGATGTGAATTACATCACCCTTCTTGCCTGTCATTGGAAGCTTCTTGACCAGAGGAGCCATCTTAAGGTTCTTCTGATAGGCAGCAATTACTTCGTCACTCCAGATTTCTGGAATAAAAGTAGCAGCTGCTGTTTTGTTGACGATACTTCCACCGCCAACCGTACCGGGATAAGTTTGAGTAGCCATTGTAATCTCCTAGATTATTTTACTCGACCCTCCGCATAAGCTGCCATAATCTCATCGGCTAATGCTGTATAACGGTCTGGGTCTGTTCTCATAAGTTTAATAACGTCGGCCCTACGATATATTTTTTTTCTTGTTCCTTGATTACTGCCTCGTGCATTACCTGTACTAGCTGCTTTCAGTGTTTGCTTCCGTGCCTGTTTTTCAACATTGGCGGTCTGCTGTGTTACTGCTTTACGCTCTTTCCAGAGAGAAAACAGTTCGTCAGCAGAATCAGAATCATACTGTTGGTCAGCCGCTACAAATAGCTGAGTCCTAATCTTAGATGCCTTAATCCATTCTGCAAACTTAGGGTCTCCTAATATTGTCTGCATATCTGGATGTTTAGCTTGAAGCGTTGCAAGTGACGACTGCTTTTTGTACTCAACAGTGTATTGCTCTGCTTCTCTAATTTTAGGGTGGTTCTCAATTGCACGATTAACAGCACCTTGTGGATCAGTGAAGTAATCTATATCTTCTTCAGGCTCAACAGTTTGTTGAGGTGCTTGAGTGGGTGTTTGACTACTAATGTAATCATCGACCACTTTACGAAGTTCTCCTACCTCACCGGACTGACGACCTAAAAGCTTTTCAGCTTCTTGGTGCATCTGTACGACTTCTTCTAAAGATTTACCTTGGTACTTCTCTGGAATGGTAGACTGCTCTTGAGGTTGTTCAGCTTCTTCTTCTACGTACTGAGTCTCATTTGCTTCTTCGTTTATATCGTCCGCGTTTTCCACTTCGGGTTGCGGGTCAACTAATGTTGCTCTTGACATTACTAATCTCCGTGATTATAATCATTATGGAGTTATTATTTATTACCTGCTTTTTCGTGTTCCCTAGTCCATTTAATGTGTGCTCCGGGGAATGAACCATCGGAACCATTAAGGTGGAAAGACGGGGCAGATACCATTTTTGTAGCGTTAGCACCACAACCGCACCTACTGGTTGTAGTACCTGACGTTACAAATTCTTCAAAGACATGCCCGTTAGTGCAACGGAAGTCGTATACTTTAAACATTTACAGGGTCTTCATCTTCAGCTTCTGCTTGATCGCGAGCAGCCTCGATAGTTCCTTGTAGGTTTATTACAGTAGCAAAAGCAGAGACTTGACCTTTACGGAAATGTAAATCTTCCAGATCTTTAACTGTCTGTATGTCTGCTAGTTGCTGTGCATTAGTGGAAAGCTCTTGTACGAGTTGTTTGAAACCTTCATGGTTGAAGAGTTCGTTGTAATTATTAAAATAAGTTTCAAGCTCGGGAGTCATGTTTTCCTCTGTTATTATATTATATAGTTATATTATACCACACTTTTATGCATTTGTCAAGCCTTTTTTGTAGTCTTTCTTCTACGGCCTGATGCAGTGACTGCGTGTTTAATTTTAGATGGTCCTGTCTTGCGTTTAGAAGAAGACTTCTTTTCTGCTGCTGTCATCTTAGATGCTACAGCTTTAGGCCGACAAGACGGATAAGGACGTTTACTTTTACTAGCAGACTTACGTCCACACTCCTTACCTGTTTTAACGTCTACCCAGTCTTCTTTAAACCATTTAGTTAATCCTCCTTTGGCTTTACTCATAAGTACCACCACGTTTCTTGTACTCTTTAGTTAACCATCCAGAAGCATAAGCACTGGGCCAAACCTTATACTTTCGTTTAGCTTCTGCTTTTACTCGTGCATAGAGTGCTTTGTTTTTAGGTTTAGGACTATTTTTTGCCTTTGCCATTTTTCACTCTCTTAACAGCAGCCTTCATCTTAGCGTCCATTTTCTTGTTACGCATTTGCTCTGCCATTTTCTTTTGCATAGCAGGACTAGGTGTCATGTTCTTTTCTCTTTTGTTTGCGTCCCTAATACGAGCTTCTACTTCTTCTTGAGTAATTCGCTTTACGGGCTTTTTTGCTTTAGTCGCCGCTTTCTTTTTAGGGGGACGACCTACTTTACTTCCGTATGTTCCTTTTCCTTGTGGCATATTACTCTCCTTACCATTTAGATTTATTAGCCCAATAAGCGGCTGACATCTTTCCTTTTGAAATGTTCTTAGCGTGTCTTGCCTTGAACGACTTACGTCTTGCTTTTTCTTTTGCAGTAGTAGGATTTTTACCTGCACCGCTAATACCTTGCTGTCCGTATCGAATAGTCTTAACTTTATCGCCTTCCTTAGCAACAACTACATGAGACTTCTTAGGATGGTTAGGTGTCCGCTTTGGTTTGTTAAACCCGCTTACTCCTGCTCGTGCTAGTCTTGGGTCTTTCTTTGCTGGCATTAGATAATTCCTCCACCTTGGTTTCCAGTTGGTTCAGCTGGTCCTCTAGGACTTTGAGGCGCTGGAACGTCCCTTTGAAGTGGTCGTTGACTTGGTCCAGCAGGGACTGCATTTCTTTTTGCGTTATTAACATTAGTCTTACCTTCTATTGCTTTTTCTTTGAGGAGAGTATCAGCCACTTTCATACGGCGTTCAAACTCTTTATCTTCAGCATCACCTTCACGAAGGTTTCGGGTGATAGCATTGATCTTATCTATTTCTAGTTCTTGCGGTACAGCTTGAGCTTCAGCGGCTAACTTAGCGGCTCTAGCTTGTGACTCTTGAGCCTGTGCAGACAGCGCTTGAGTTTGTGACTGCTGGAACTGCATCTGTAGTTGTTGTGCTTGTTGTTGCATTTGCTGTGCTTGAGGGTTAGGCTGAGAAGCTTGAGCAAGAGCTGCAACCAGTTCTTCACGGTTAGACAAGTTCATGTTGTCAACAACAGACTGTATTAGTGTATTGTACAACGGAGACTCTTTACCCATAGTCTGTAACAACTGTACAAGCTGAGTTACTTCGTATTCTCTTGCAATAATACCAAGAGTACTACTAGCATTAAATTTGTAATCAGCAACAGGGTAGTTTTCTGGATCAAACTGCATGTAACGATACGCTGCTTTCTTAACAAAAGGTATCAAGAAAGATTGTTGGAAGTTAATTAGTGTGCGTTTATGACGTTTAATAATAGCGCCAAGAGACATACTAATACCAGCGGCAGTACTCTCGCCGTTAACCTGACCTGCAATTCCTGCTGAGTCAACGGCTCCTGTTGCTTGCTGTACCATCTGCTGCAAGGCTCCGGCCTGAGCAAAAGTGATTTGATTAACTTGCCCAAAGTTGAAAGGCTGTAAAACTTCACGAGGGTCTCCGCTTGTTAAAATTATCTTACCGGGTCTTACTTCTGGCTTAGAGCCTCTAGGTAAGCGCGTAGCATCCATAGCCATCATTGGGTGGATTGTTAAGCTTAATGCATCAATACGAGCACGTAACTCAGTGTCAAGGGCTTTTTGGCTGTTGTAGCCCTTTTCACATACACCACGACCCCAGAAGCGTCCGGGTACTACGTCCCAAGGAAACGCAACAACAGGACGGTCTTCCATCATATAAGGATTAGCTTCTGCTTTTAGTAACGTACCCCCGTTAGCAATCACTACAACGGCTTCTACGTACTTTGAATCAGACCCTTCCTCCTGTACTAGTTCTTCTACATCGTCGCTCATAGCGGAATCTAGAAGCTCTCGTGGCACTAAACCATAGTACTTAGTAAGACGTACCTTGTCGTCACTGTAAACAGTTAGGTCTTGGTCAGGTTCTAGGTCTGTATCAGGAGCGGCGTTACCAACATAAACATTCTTATATACTCCTTGTTCTTGTAGTAGTTCTACATGATGACTACTTACAAACTCATCAATAGCAACACCCATAGCGTCTTCTATAGATGTTGCTACAGGATCGATTAAGAAGTTTTGAGGCAGTACAGGTTTAAGTTTTACAACGACACGTTCAGTAATGTTAACACCGACGGCTTGTAGATCACCTCCCATAATAGGTTGAGTTGCGGGAACCATTTCCTTCATTTCTTCAATAACAATTTCACCAATGCCTGTACCAAACACTGCTGAGTTAATGAGACATTCTGCAACGGCTTTACGTACCATACAGTTTTCAAAGTCTTCCGTAAGTTTGTTACGCAGGAACTGTACGTCTTGTTTGTCAGTGTCACCAAAGTTATCACTAACGTCAAACCACTTACCACGTCCAAACGTCGCTTCTTCTAACTCAGCAACATTAGACTCAACTGCCTGTTGAAGTGCAGGAGAAATAATACGGGAACGCTCAGACCCACGCTCACTGTCAGCAGGATCCCATTGACCACGCCATAATCTATAATATTCTTCAAATTTCTGTTCATAATTGCTTTCGTAGTTATCCCTCCAATTTTCACATTTGTTTATAACCCAATCTTCTAGAGACTCTTGGATCATCAATGGATCTTGTTCATATAGTTCAGTCATATCAGTATCCTGCTACAATATCTAAAATTTCAGGCTCGTCGAACTCTATGTCCCCTATACCGTAAGGAACATTAGCTAGTTGCTCTATGTACGCAAGCGAGTCAACTAAATCGTCATGCGTCAATGGATCAGGAAACTGAAACAGTTGATCAAGAAATCTACTGTTCCATTCGCCTTTGTTTAAGGTAATGGTGTTGTTTTCAAACCTGCCTTGTAACGCCCACATTACCCTGTCTGTTTTCTTTTTGTTACCGTGCGTTAACTCTTGAATTCTAAAAAACTGTGCGTACTTTTTTTGTAAATTAACAAGGGGAGACATAACTGCCTGTTTTGCAATTCCCCTTTCGATGCCAACAGAAATAGGGCGGTAATCACGCACAGCTTGGAAGATCTTGACGGCTGTTTCATCTAATGTCCAACGACCATATATAATGTTCTCTACGAACCAATCTCCGTTGTCTCCTACTTTAACTACAGATATAGCAGTCTCATCAAGTTTGGCATTCTTTGTACGTTTCTTGCCTACTTCTTCAAAACCCGCCAAGTCGATTGCAATGTAGTAGTCACCTTCGTCAGGCTCTTCTCCAAAACTAACCCAGTCTTCTTTGAACATCTCCGAACCACGGGCTTCAAACGACGCCATAAATTCCTGGCGAAACGCATAAGAAGACATAGACCTTTTAGCAATATCGATTTCATCCGGATCAAGAATAGGATTATCGTAAGAAGTAAAGTGCCAAGCCTTGTAAGTCGGATCATCATCTAGCTCCGCATATTTGTACAATTCATAAAAATGGTTACGACCCATCGGTGTACCAATGAACATTGCACAGCCTTTTTGGTCAGCCAACGCAGGTCTTAGGATTTGTTCAAACACGTCAGGTTTCATATCTGCGTATTCATCTAGAACAAGGAACTTTAACGACACCCCACGCATTGTCTCTGGTCTATCAGCCCCTTTGAGGCTAATGGTTGCTCCATTGACCAGCTTGATTTGTAAATTATTGATGTGGCTACCAGAGATAACAGGATTACCAAGCTCAAGGAGAGTCTGCCACATGATGTCTCGTGCTTGTCCTTGTGTCGGCGCAACATAAAATACATGTCCTCTATCTGCTTGCAGTGCATTAACAATTAACATCCATGCAGCAAGTCTGGACTTACCCGTACGTCTTCCTGCTGCAACTATTTTAAATCGTGTGTCGTCTGCCCAGACATCTTGTTGCCAAGGCAGTAGTTCTATATTAAGATCCATTAAAGTTGTTAAACACCGCTGGTGCTTCTAACAAGTCAAAGGTAACTACTACTTCTACATTTCCTGAACCACTTGTAGACGCTTTAATAATGTCTCCCGGTTGTAGTACAAACACCGCATTACCGTCAATCAAAAGGTTTTCTTTAGACGATATGTTAGTACCGTTGTAAATATACACGTCTGCTGTTGGGCTAGGCTTGTCTACAAACAACGTAATACTATTGGTAGAGTTATGCAGGTTAGCAATAAAAGCCATACTCCAGTGTGCTACGTACCCAGCAGGAATAGTAACAATCGTTTGCGTACTGGTGTCCGTTAGGTTCTTGTTTTTTGTATACAGCATTAGTATACCCACATCACAGGAGTAGTGCCACGGGTGTCAACATGGACAAAGTCAGGAGCAATACCTATTCCTGTAAATCCTAGCTCAATAGCCTTTGTTACTATCTTAAGGCGAAACACGGCGTTTGTTATTTTTATATCCGCCGCGATGCCTTGGGCGTGACATCCGGGTACGTCTTTCTTAGCCTCTATCGGATGCTCAGTTGGGTCTCTGTACCCACTGGTGATAGTGAAAGGAAACCCACACGCCTCTCTTAACTCATCCATCTTCTCTAGGAAGTCTTTCTCCATGTTGTTATGCCCAGTAACCTGACAATTAAACTCTGAAGGGTCAAAATGCTTAAGATTCATCTACTACTTCTCCTTCAATGATTGTAGGTTGCTCAACATCAACCGCACCAACACCGCTAATGTTAATCTGAATGGCGTTACGTCCACCATCTTTAACAATATCCTTCTCAAAAGCCGCAACAGGAAGGATTCTATCCATAACTAACTTCCACGCTGCTGACTGGTTCTTGTTTTCTGGGTCTAATGCTGCATCAAATATTGCATCCATTACGGCGCGGGAGCGGGGCGAGTTTAACATCCTTGCCTTATACTCATTAATGATCGCTGCATCACCCTTTGGGCGTCCAACAGACTTTCTATTTCCTTTCGCCTTACTAGAAACAGAAGTTCTTTTGGGTCTGCCTACAGGATTCTTTTTCTTTTCCATTGTATAGGCTCTACCTAGTTTGCTTTCTGGTTTGTTATCTATACTTGTGGGTAATATGCACTAGTACTTAGTCTTAATGCATCGTACTTTCCGCTATAGTTCTATATATACATATATTATAGCATACTTTTACTCATTTGTCAACCCCTGTAGGGTAAAAACATTGTATTTACAGCACAGATTCTGTGATTTTACAGTGCAGATTACCTATATAACTAGAAGTTCTAGTAAATCTTTGATATATAACGCAAAGTACTATTAGTAACGCTTTCCAATTTAGCTCTTTTTTGTGGCTGAGTAGCTACTACTACGTAACGCTGTATAGTATGCGGCCCCCCGGTGTAGTTTTTGGCATGGATATTGCTATTGGCACGGTAATTGCGTGTTGACATGAGGGCTGTGATGTGCTGGTGCGTGAGTCGGTGAAGGTACTCCATAGGTCTAGATTAACTGGAGTTAATTTGACACATAAACCGATATAAACGATAATGATCTCAGTCGGGGCAATAACGCACCGGCGTAATTAACTGGAGTTAATATCATGACTAATATCGACATTAAAGGCGCTGGCGCTATCGTTGCAAAGGCACAATTAGACGCAGAGAAGAAGCCAGTCGCGGCGATGATCAAGGGACTCGCTGACGTTAAAACGAAAGAGGACGTTGCGGAGTTCATCGGCGGTTATGAAGGCGGGTTAATCGCTGGCGGTAAATCAGAGGCATCTGTTAAGGTAATGATCAGCCGCGCACGTCGCATCGCTAAGATCTGGACAGCGACCGACAAAAAGCTAAACGATTTCCACGGCCTCACATCACCGGCAGACGGTCAGAAACTGGTCAAGGACACCGCCACGGAATCAGGCGGACTCACTGAGCTATACGAGAAGCTCGCACCGAAAGAGCAAGAGATCACACCCGAGACTGATCAAGGCGCGGAAGATGCTGAAACGGAATCATCATCGGAGCCACTCGCCAGCGAAGCACCGAAGCTGTCGCACTTGCTCTCTGAGTTCGTTCAAAAGGCCCACGAGAATGGCTATACAAACGACGAGATCAAGGCCATCGTCGCAGAGGCGCTGTAAGATCCGCACCAAGGTCCACACTCGCCGCCTTCGGGCGGTTTTTTTACGCCTGCATACTACATGAGAACCGTTCGCATTTGACAATCATTCCTATTTGTGAGACAATGTTCTAAGTGTGGTGAGGTGTGGTGTCACACGTTAACTAAATTAACTGGAGTTAATATCATGATGATTCAATACTTTGATAAACAAGCCGACCGTGAGTGGCTGGGTATAGTCCCTGAGTTCTTCGGTCGTGGTGTTGTAGCGGCAAGGACTGAAGGTGGTGGCATTGCTACCGTCGCCGATGAGATGAACGCCTCGTATGGTATGGGTGGATTCGCTGATCACTGGCAGGGTGACATCGATGATGGTGGTGTGTATCACGCGCCGGAAGATGAACCGCTTGAGCCATTCGCTCGTGTTGACTTCAATGGGTGGACGATGTGGGCTTATCCTTATTCTATCTTCGGCATCAAGGACAGCGTAGGCAATCAACGAGTAGGGAGGTTTGACTAGTGATTCCGTTGACTAAGAACCAGCAACAAGCGTTGCTACGTAAGTGGAGGCTGGACAATCAGGGTGTGACGTACCGTGAGTTCCGTCGTGGTGTTGAACCGTTGATGTGTGACCCAGCCGTGGTGATTAGGTGGTGTGGTATGTGGTTATGCATTGAACCTGATGGTCGTGTTAATACATAGGAGGTTGTATGTCTATGGTCTTTGAGTGTGCTGTCTGTGATGAGTGGTTCCGCAGTGAGAAGGATGTGTACCAAGAGGACAACGGTGATTGTATCTGTGTGTCGTGTTGGGAAGATAACGTGGAAGAGCTAGAGGAGAAGTACTATGGGAGAAGTAGTAGATCTGTTTAGTAAAACTAAAGTGTCATCTACCTGTCTGCTGTGTAGAACTAAGCACAGCCGTCTAGTTGACACCGATTCGTGGGGTTGGTACCTTTGTACAGGTAAGTTGGTGCAGGATGTCTTTCCTAATGAGGACGTAAGCACTAGAGAAATACTTATAGGTAATCGTACTGGTGCCTATATGTGTGATGATTGTTGCATGGAGGAGTAGTTATGCATTTTACAGAGAACAGAGTGGCGCAGTACTTTATTGACGCAGTGTTACGTGACTCAGACAAGAGCATCACTGTATGTGGTGAGGGTGAGCACGCTGATGTTGAGAAGTCTCGTGAGCACTTCACGGTGTTAGACAACATGGGTGAGTGTGACTTCGATGACGTGGGTGTGTGGAGCGATGATCGTGACGATTACGTGGCGTGGTTCCAGTTTGTGTATGGCAACGTCACCAGTACCAGTGAAGCAATAGAAGTAATCAACGACTATACTGCAAATGAGTATGGTGATAATATTATTAAACGAGTGGAGTGGTGTACAGAATGAGTGACTTACTAACAAGCAGGGAAGATCTCGAAGAGTTACGCGATCAGCTAAGTAAGATGCGTAGCTTTATCGAGTACGACATTTACAACCATCCGAAGGGTGATTTGTTTGAGGAGCTGGATCTACTACTCAAGGACACAGTGTTACAGCTTGACAAGATGGACAAAGAGTTAGTGCACATTTATGCATTCGATGTGACCGTTACTGTTACACGTAGGCAGTATGTTAAGAGCAGTGATGAGGATCTAGCAGAGCAAGCTGCAATCGATAATGCTCTGAGTGAGTTGGATTGTACTATCGACTGGGACGAGGATGACGTGGTGTGTTATCGTCGCGAAGATGAAGAGACCACTACGGTCTATGATGTGGAGGTGTAATGTATGGCTATGGATACTTGGTTTATTGTGCAGAGGTTTAACCGTAAGACGTGGGAGTGGGAGGAGAGAGACGATGATGGGTCGTCTTGGAATTCTACTCTTAGTAATGCAAAGTACTTCTGTGATAGGCACATAGCAGACGGCGAAGAATGCCGTGTCGTTAAAGAGGAGGTGGTCTATGCACCCGATGCCTAGCATAAGTAAGATGTCAGGTAAGCTAGAGGGTATACAAGCAATCAACACCAACACAGTTACCAATCCATTCTGTATGCAGGAGTCTAACAAGACTGATGCAAGCAAGATTTGTACCAAGTGTTACAGTGTTAGTATGCTTTCTAGTTATAGGAAGAACTGCCAGCCATCCTTCCAGAGGAATAGTGACATCCTTGCGAGTGATGCTGAGTTCGTGTTGCCTCGTACGTCCGGTGCATTCGTGCGGTTTCATGGGCATGGTGAGCTGATAAATGAGCAGCACTTCCGTAATTTATGTGCGATAGCGGAGGACAACAAGCACTCTACCTTTGCGTTGTGGACTAAGCGTGTGAATCTAGTGCGTCCGAATCTGCATCTAGTACCTAGTAATATGCTTCTTGTTTATAGTAATCCTAAGATAGATAACGTACTGTCATCTCCACCGCGTGGGTTCGACCGTGTATTCAACAACGTGTCGGAGTCGTATGACGGCGAGGCTAACTGTACTGGACAGAAGTGTATGGATTGTTTATTATGTTATAAGCGTGAGACGACAGACGTTATTGTCGAGCATGTAAAGTAATGTGTCTGGGTATTGGGGGAGGTTTCTATGGGACGTGAGACTTGGGAAGTGTGGCACGATGAGTACCAAGAGTACTGGGATCAAGACAGTGACCGGTGTAAGTGGGACTATGCAGATGAGTACCACGAGGATGAGATAGGTAAGTACAAGGAGGAAAGAGATAGTGAAGAAGCGGGGTAACTACCTTGACTACCACATGACGCATCAGGAAATCGCTGATGAGTTGGGTGTTAGTAGGACAACGGTACGTGCAATAGAATACAGTGCGTTGCAAAAGCTCAAGCGTTCTGGTAAGTTGCGTACTTTCTTGGAGCATATCAACGATGATAGGGAGGATTATTATGGGGAGAGATACACAGCGGTACGTCAGAAATCATAAGCCGCGTTGTAAATCAAGTGTTAAAAGTCACAAGAAGAGTGCCGCCAAAAAGAAGCGTGGTGTGGTATACTCTTCTATATAGACTACATAGTAAGTACTATGCATTAGTACTAAGTATTAATAATACATATTACTTATAGGAGGTGATATGAAAACAGAAGACAGGCAACGTATGGTCGAGGAGTTAACTGATGACCACATGTACAGTGTTAATTACATGGAGGCGATGAATACTCTTTTTAATCTTTTTGCAATGGAGTTTGATTCGTTAAACGATGATGAGTTAGAGTCTCGTTATCTTTCTCGTTTCGGTACTAGCATGGAGGTGCACTGATGGCTTTTACTGAGTTGCACCAGAAGTGTAATGATTGTGGTTCTAGTGATGCATTGTCCTACAATGAGGATGGATCTAGTTATTGTTTCGCATGTGCCACGTTTACCCCATCGTCAGACGGCGCAGGAGGCTCTGTGAGCGACATTAACGACTATCGAGTACCAACCCCAAGGGTTCCTGTAATGGAGCTTAAAGGGGCACACAGGAGCTTACAGGACAGGGGTCTTGATGCACGTACAATGGAGAAGTACTCCACTACGTTGTTAGGTGACGACGTACGCTTCGGGTACTACACCCCCGATGGTGAATTAACTGCGGTTAAAAAACGTACACCTGACAAGCAGTTCAAGATCGAAGGTGACTGGAAGAAGGCTGGACTGTTCGGTCAACACCTGTTCCCTTCGGGTGGTCAGTACATAACCGTAGTGGAAGGTGAGATGGATGCACTGTCTGCGTATCAGATGTTCGGTGACAAGTATCCAGTAGTCTCTATTCGTAATGGTGCACAGGGTGCGGCGGCGGATTGTCGCAGGGCATACGAGTTCCTCGATAAGTTTGACAACATCATCTTCTGCTATGACAACGATGAGCATGGAAAGAAAGCGGCGCATGAGTGTGCCGATCTGTTTGGTGGTAAGGCAAAGATCTACCAGCACGGTGAGCATAAGGATGCATCGGACTACCTGATGAACGCCGACAAGGATGACTTCATCAAGCGGTGGTGGCACGCCAAGGTGTATACCCCTGACGGTATGGTGATGATAGGGTCACTCCGTGAGGCGATGAAGAAGCCACTGATTGAGGCAGAGGTACGCTACCCCTACAAGGGACTGGATGACATGACGTTTGGTGTCAGACCTACTGAGCTAGTGACGATCTGTTCTGGGTCTGGCTTAGGTAAGTCAACCTTCATGCGTGAGTTAGTGTTCTCCATTGCATCACAGACTAACGAGAGGATAGGTCTAGCCTTTCTTGAGGAGACACCAGACCGTACTGCCCGTGGACTAGTGGGTCTACAGATCAACAAACCAATACACCTGCCCGGATGTGACTACACCCCTGATGAGGTAGAGTACGTATTCAATTCGTTGGATCTGGATGACCGTGTTGTGCTGTGGGATTCGTTTGGTTCTAATCAGATCGAGAACATACTGGCTAGGTTCCGCTACCAAGTTAAGGTGCTTGGTGTTAGGTATATCATCCTCGATCACATATCCATTCTGGTATCAGATCAAGCCAATGGTGATGAACGTAAAGCCATTGATGAGATCATGACCAAGCTACGTATGTTCTGTCAGGAGATGGAGATATGTATGTTTGTTGTTAGTCACCTACGCAGACCAGAAGGAAAAGGACATGAGGATGGAGCAGTTACTAGTCTGGGTCAGCTTCGTGGCAGTGCTTCAATTGCTCAGTTGTCTGATATTGTTCTTGGACTAGAGCGTAATGCACAAGCAGAAGATCAGATGGTACGGAACACAACAAGCATCAGGGTACTTAAGAACAGGTTCAGTGGTATGACTGGACCAGCGTGTTCGTTGCTATATAATAAAGACACAGGCAGACTAACGGAGATGATGGAGTGAGATGTATTGCATGTAACAAGCTACTTAACGAGTACGAGATGACACGTAAGTTCACTGACTCAAAAGAGTTTGTTGACTTATGCGGTACTTGTAGTAAATTCTTAATTGAAGATGACGTTATCATTGAAGGTAACTTAGACTATGCACATTTATCAGACATAGAGGAGTCTTATGATGTCGAAGATGGGGAACTGGATAGTTACTCAGGAACAGAATATGGAGATGAAGAGTTATGGTAGAGAAATTACAGAGCAAGAAGACTTGGACATTGCCTACTACGAATATAGTGTTCTTGGATATAGAAACGGATGGTCTCCAGCCATCGGTAATACACTGTGTTGTGACAAAGAGGCCAAACGAGGATCACTGTCTCCATACCTGTAGGGAGTCACTGTTCGAGGAACTGGCTAGGGGTGGTCACGTATGTGGTCACAACTACATAGGCTTTGACGGACCTGTACTGAAGAAGCTATGGGACATTGAGATACATCCTGAGCGTGTTGTTGATACGTTGGTTATGTCTAGGCTGTTCCATCCTGATGTACAGGGAGGTCACAGTCTCGCTACGTGGGGAGAGAAGTTACGTCTACCCAAGGGTGACCACGATGACTGGACTCAGTTGTCTGAAGAGATGATTAAGTACTGTATGCGTGACGTGTCAGTGACTGAGAAGTTGTATGAGATGTTGTGCCTTCAGTTACAGATGTTCGACTTCTCTGACACAAGTGTCTACCTTGAACACGCTGTCGCACACATATGCAAGGACCAAGAAGAGAATGGCTTTGGGTTCAATGCTTCTGATGCAAAGCAATTAGAACGACAGCTAGAGACTAAGATGCTAAGTATTGAAGCAGCATTGCAGAATATATTCCCACCCATAGCTGAAGAGCAGAGGTATCACAAGACATCAGGTAAGCCATTGCCTGTCAGATACACTCACTTCAACGTAGGGTCTAGGCAACAGATAGCTGAGAGGCTAGAGAAGAAAGGTGCAGTATGGAAAGAGAAGACACCATCAGGTAAACCAAAGGTGGATGAATCTACTCTTAAGAAGAACCTACACGTACCTGAATCAAAGACGGTACTGGAGTATCTACTCCTACAGAAGCGACACTCTCAAGTATTGTCGTGGATCAAGGCAGAAAACAAAGGAAGGATATATGGAAGAGTCAAACACATCGGGGCTGTTACAGGACGCATGGCGCATTCTAGTCCTAATCTGGCGCAAGTTCCTGCTGTTTATGCAGAGTACGGTAGCGATTGCCGCAAGCTTTTTATTGTTCCTCCTGACCGTGTTCTCGTTGGGGCTGACGCATCTGGTCTGGAACTTAGGATGCTGGCTCACTACATGGATAGCGAGGGTTACACGAAAGAAATCCTAGAAGGAGATATACACACAGCTAATCAAGAAGCGGCTGGACTAAAGACTAGGGCGCAAGCTAAGACATTCATCTACGCATTCCTATACGGTGCAGGTAATGCAAAGATAGGATCTGTCGTAGGGGGTAATGCACAGCTTGGTGCCAAACTAAAAGAAAGATTCTTAAGTAACGTACCTTCTCTCGCACTACTAAGAGAGAAAGTAATAACGCAAGCAGACTCTGGGTTTCTTGACGGCCTAGATGGTAGACGACTACGTGTCCGTTCTGCCCATGCCGCGTTAAACACATTACTGCAAGGAGCTGGTGCTATTGTAATGAAACAGGCAGTGATACACCTGTATGAATTACTTGAGCATGTAGACTTCAAGCTAGTAGCGCAAGTCCACGATGAGTGGCAAATAGAGTGTCATCCTGAAGATGCTGAGTACGTAGGTAAGTCTGCGGTACAGGCTATCATTCAAGCTGGCGAAACCTTTAACCTTAACTGCCCACTAGATGGTGAGTATCGTATTGGTAGTAATTGGGCCGAAACGCATTAGCACAATCTGCAAAAGTGTGGTATAATATTACTTGTAAAATTAACTGGAGTTAATATGAGCGAAGCAAACATCAACATTAAATGCCAACTGTTCTGGCCTAACCTTACCCACAAGAATGAGCTGGCTAATAAGTACACAGTAGACCTAGCTCTTTTGTCAGACGAGGCAGTAACAGCACTCGAAGACATGGGTGTCAACGTAAACAACAAGGGTGACGACCGTGGTTACTACATCACCTGTAAGTCTAAGAACAAGTACCGTGCATTCAACCCAGACGGTAGTGAGTTAATGATCAAAGGTCGTACTCCTACTAGTGAAGACGATGATCCTGAGATGGGTGTTGTCGTTGCTAACGGGTCAGAAGCTAAGTGCCTCGTTACTTACTATGACTGGGAGTACATGAAGAAGAAGGGCCGTTCACCTTCACTTCGACGTATGGTTATCTCTAACGTCGTAGAGTATGCACCTGACTTTGATCTTGAGGAAGCTGTGTGATACTCATCGACGGTGACATGCTTGTATATCGTGTTGGCTTTGCCTGTGACGAGGAGCCAGAGAGAATAGCAATCCAGACTATGGCTAACTATATCTCTGAGCTGATCTCTGATCTGTCTGAGCATTACGACAACCACAAGCTGTACCTTACCGGAAGCAGTAACTTCAGAAATGAGGTTGCTGTTTCTCAACCCTACAAAGGTAGCCGTCCCGTACGTAAACCCGTACACAAGAACGCACTCCGTGAGTACATGCTAGATGCATGGAAAGCGGACCTCTCTGTTAACATGGAAGCCGATGACTGCATAGCTATCAAGTCTACTGAGTTAGAACATAAATCTATTATCTGTTCTCTCGACAAAGACTTCTTGCAGATACCCACAAAGATATATGACTACACCAAGAAGATCATGAAGGAAGTTGATGAACGCTCTGCTACAGAGTGGCTGTATCGTCAAGCCTTGATGGGCGACAGGGTAGACAACATCCCCGGTATACATGGAGTAGGACCAAAGAAAGCAGAGAAGGCGCTACAGGACTGGACAACAGAGAGGGAGCTGTACGAGCGATGTCTTAAGTTATACGAGGACAACGAACTTGACGCTGATCGACTCTATGAAAGCCTTCAGCTTCTATACCTTCTTAGATCTGCTGACGACAAGTATAGGATTCCTGATGAAGTTTGATAGTAATCTAGAGAAGAAGCTCTATGCTGAGATGAAGAGTTGTACATATCATCCTGTTGAGAGGATCAGCTACATCATACCTAAGATGTACGAACCTGACTTCTGTTACAACAACGCAGGATGGGTGACTTACATCGAAGCAAAAGGCAGATTCAGAACTAGAGAAGAAGCGCGTAAGTACGTAGAAGTACGTAAGGCACTAGGTAAATATGAAGATCTTGTGTTTATATTTCAGAATCCTAATACACCAATGCCGGGATCAAGACGACGTAAAGATGGTACTCGTTACCGTATGAGAGACTGGGCAGACAAGAACGGGTTTGATTGGTACACACCAAGTACCTTACCCAAGGAGTGGCTATGACTAGGCATCTAGTAATACCAGACACACAAGTAAAACCTGACAGTAACTTTGACCACATGTACTGGGCAGGACGCTATGCGGCGGCAACTAAGCCTGACGTTATCATCCATCTGGGGGATCACTGGGACATGCCAAGTCTCAGTAGCTATGACGTAGGTAAGAAGTCGTTCGAGGGTAGACGTTATGTCAACGACATCGAGGCAGGTAACGAAGCAATGGCTAGGTTCCTAGAACCAATAGAGGCAGAGCGTAAGCGTCTACGACAGGGCAAGCGACGACTGTGGAAGCCTCGAATGGTGTTCCTGCTAGGCAACCACGAGCACAGGATAGAACGTGCTATCGAGTCTGACTCTAAGCTAGAAGGTCTTATGTCTTACAAGGACTTTCACTTAGGTAGCTGGGAAGTTGTTCCGTTCTTACAGCCCATCATCATTGACGGAGTAGCCTACTGCCACTACTTTACTAGCGGTGTTATGGGTCGTCCTGTTTCTTCTGCAAAGTTAATGCTACAGAAGAAGTTTATGTCCTGTATAATGGGACACGTTCAAGATAGAGACATAGCTTATGCAAGAAAAGGAGATGGAAATAGTATCACTGGTTTGTTTGCTGGCATTTTTTATACTCATTCTGAGGATTATCTAAACCCTCAAACGAACGGAAGCTGGTCAGGTATATGGATGCTCAATGAAGTAAACAACGGATCGTTCGATGAGCTACCTATTAGTATTAACTATCTCAGGAGAAAGTATGGATGACGTTCGACGAGCTGTTAGAACACGTTGCCGAACATTACGATGAGGTAACAATCATGGAGGCACTTGAAATCACAGCAGAAGATTTAGTAGAAAAGTTTGCTGATAGAGTGCTAGAGAAAGTCTACAAGTTTAAGGAGATGGAATGAGTATTGACAATATAACTCCTGCTGAATGGGACAAGCTTAGGGAAGTACCTGATCCTGTGACTAAGCCCGACCATTACAACAAAGGCACGATAGAAGCTATCGAAGCAATCAAAGCATCTATGCCAGAGCATGAGTTTAATGGTTATCTTAAGGGCAATGCTCTTAAATACTTATGGCGATATGACTACAAAGGGAAACCTGTTGAGGACTTACGTAAGTGTAAGTGGTATATTGAACGACTAATTAAGGAAATGAATTGATGGATGCATATCAGCAGTACATACACAAGTCACGCTATGCTCGTTACCTACCAGAGCAACAACGTCGTGAGACTTGGGAAGAAACAATCGACCGGTACCTAAACTTCTGGATTGAGAAAGGCAAGCTAACACTCGAAGAAGCTAATGGTATCTTCAAAGACATTCACGACATGGATGTTATGCCCAGCATGAGAGCATTGATGACTGCTGGTGAGGCTCTTGACCGTGACAACGTAGCTGGTTTCAACTGTAGCTACCTACCTATTGACCACCCTAAAGCGTTTGACGAGATGATGTATGTCCTAATGTGCGGCACAGGCGTAGGATACAGCGTTGAACGTCAGTACGTTAGCAAGCTACCTGAAGTAGCAGAGGAATTCCATGATACCGATACCGTTATACATGTCGCCGACAGCAAAATTGGATGGGCTAAAGCTTACAGGGAACTTATTAGCTTGTTGTATTCAGGCCAACTTCCAAAATGGGACGTGTCTGGAGTACGACTTGCAGGGGCATCCCTTAAGACCTTCGGAGGTAGAGCATCTGGTCCAGAGCCTCTTGTCGATTTGTTCAACTTCACAGTCAGCGTCTTTCGGGAGGCTGCTGGACGTAAACTTAGCTCCATCGAATGTCATGATCTCTGCTGTAAGATTGCACAGATCGTCGTCGTCGGAGGTGTACGCAGGTCCGCTCTCATCAGTCTGTCTAACCTCACTGACGATAGACTCCGAAGATGCAAGTCAGGCCAGTGGTGGAACGACAATCCTCAACGCGGACTAGCAAACAACAGTGCTTGCTATACAGAGAAGCCAGACTTCGAGGCATTTTTAAATGAGTGGAAAAGTTTATACGAGTCCCGTTCAGGAGAGCGAGGTATGTTCTCTAGAGTCGCAAGTCAAAAGCAAGCTGCAAAGAACGACCGACGAGATGCTACCTATGATTTTGGAACTAATCCATGTAGCGAAATCATCTTACGGCCTAACCAATTCTGCAATCTATCAGAGGTTGTTGTCAGGTCAACAGATACGCTCTCAGACCTCAAACGAAAAGTACGTACTGCGTCTATCCTTGGAACTCTACAGGCTACCCTAACTGACTTCCGTTACCTACGTAAGGTATGGCAAAAGAATACAGAGGAAGAAGCATTACTAGGAGTATCATTAACAGGGATCATGGATCATCCGACACTGTCGGGAAGGAAGGATAAAGGTGTACTTAAAACATGGCTTACTGAGTTACGTGAAGAAGCTATCGCTACGAATAAATCATGGGCTGACAGACTGGCTATTAATATTTCTACTGCTATTACCGCCGTTAAGCCTAGCGGTACTGTGTCTCAACTGGTTGATTCTGCTAGCGGGATACACCCTCGATATGCGGATCAGTACATTAGAAGAGTACGAGCAGACGCAAGAGACCCTTTGTGCTCCGTCCTTGAAGAAGCAGGAATCCCCGTAGAAGACGATGTAATGTCACCCTCTACCAAGGTATTCTCCTTCCCTATAAAGTCTCCTGACGGGGCTGTGGTGGCCTCTGAGATGGGTGCTATGGAGCAGTTAGAACTATGGGAGATATATCAGGACTACTGGTGTGAACATAAACCATCAATGACGTGCTACTATCGTGATGATGAGTTCCTTGAGGTAGGTCAGTGGTTGTATAACAAGTTCGATAAGATAAGCGGTGTTAGTTTTCTGCCTTATTCCGAACACACATACCAACAGGCTCCTTATGAACCCATCGACGTAGAGACCTATGAGAAGCTGAAGGAGGAATTCCCAGAGACGATTGATTGGAACATCTCTGAGAACTCTGACATGACGGAAGGGTCTCAGCAGTTAGCTTGTACGGGCAATAACTGCGAGCTGTAAACTACAGGGGCTTCGGCCCCTTTTTTAATAAGTCTGATCCATAAATTCTTTAGCGTCTTGTAGACCTTTCTGCCTAATCTTCTGGTTAAACTTTCTAGCCTCAAGACTACGCAACCAGTTAGGACCAAAACGCTTAGTGCCTTCTTGAATAAACTTACCGTAAAGCTGTTTGTTTCTTCCGGGATGTATAGAACGAGAAGCATAATCTTGTATTAATACTCTCTGCCTAGAAGCTCCTAACTCTTTACCAGCTAACTTATAATTACCCGACTCAACTAACGCACCAAGCACAGCGTTCTGATAAGGAGCAGATAACTCTCTAAGTAAAGACAACTCTTTACCGTCAAGTTTTACTCCTATAAACTGACTGTCAATAACAGGTATGTTAGCTTCTTTTTTATATATTTCTATCTGCACTTGTGATTGATTAGTAGGGACAAAGTTCATCTTTGTAATTATCTCAAAAAGATTCTGACCCATGTCTACGCCCTCAAGTTGAGGAGTATCTACTGGAAGGGTTTCTCTTAAGCCCGGCACACGTTGTATAAACTTTTCATAAGCAGTTTTAGATATACGCTCTTCTTCATCTAGTATCCGTGCTAAGTCTGAAACACCAGTAGGAATAAAACCTTTACCTATGTCAACACCAGAAGCAATAGCTCCTTCAACTAAACTTTTGTTAGAGTACCTAAAGTTATCTAAGAATCGTATACCAGACTCAAGCACTGTTTTATTTAACGAAGCATTAAGAAGGCCGCCTACCATCTCATCAATCATATCTATTACTGGTGTTTCATTAGGATCTTTAAAATCTCTTTCTCTAAATATAGCCTCAGCCGTGTCTACGTAAAGTCCAAGGAAAGTACCTATAGGTTCAATACGGTCAAAAGGAACATACACATCACCAACAAGAACAGACCTTTCAGGAATACCTGCCTGTTGCCATCTGCGTCTTTCCTCTAAGTCTTTAGGAGTTCCGGTAATAAAAGGAAGACCCTCTTCACTTTGAGTTGCAAACAACGTACCAATGCTCATCATAAATGCACTGCCTACCGCTACCTTAGCTAAGTAGTCATCTTCATAACCTTCTACTGTAACTACCTTATTGTCTCTCATTTTCTTTTTTAATACTTTAGCTCTAAAGAAAGGAATTAAGCCAAGAGGAGTATAAGACATACCGTCCATTACAATATTATATGGGGTTTTAGCAAAAGGAAAAGCAACACTAGCCGCCACCCCTGCAATATTCTCACCTATGGAATACTCTGGACCCATACGTCCTTTAGCCCTACCTAGTGCATTAACTGCTCGAGGAACTAAAGCTAATGGGTGAGGTTCTGTAGGAAGCCTTCTTTGATAACTTAAACCTAAAGCAAACTCCCTAAAATCTTCATAAGGTATGTCTTCTTCAGTAAACAAATCTTTAAAAAACTCATTACTCTTTTTTTCTAATGCGGCAGTAGCACCACGAACAGCTTTAAAATTAGAAGTAGCTTCTAAGTTTTTTGCTAAACCAATTTCTCCTTGGTAACGTGCGTTGTGAGCATTCATAACATCAGCAAAGTACTCAGCCTGTAGTTCATTAACAGGGCGGCCTGTAGCTTTAGCGTCTTTAACTGCTTGCTTACGTGCCATTTCAGAAACTTTAATTGTTCTAAAAAATACTTTAGCCGCTTCGTCAATAGCAACAGCCCCTCGTTGAGGAAGAGTAATCCACCTAAGACTATCAGGGACTCGTTGGTTAGCCATAAATTCTATGTCAGAAAAAAAACGAATAGCTTCTTGATCTGTAAGATTAATAGAATCAACAAACGCTTTTATGTCTGCTTCAGTAATGTTATCGTCTGTAGCAGCCCACGAACGAATATAAGCTTCTTTAGCTTTTTCTTTTAATTTTTCTGAGGTTAGTCCAGCTCGTTTAGCTACAACTTTAATATCAGTTTCTACATCTGAAGCAATACCTGTCTTCATAGCAGACTTAAAATACCTAAGCATGTTAGTAGCTAATTGCGCGTCTTTACCTAATATAGCAGAATAAGCAGCGTAAGTATTTACTGCCCCGTTACGTATCATAGATCTTGGGACGTATAAAAGACCCTGCGCCATAGCAGATCCTATATTTCCCATAAACATCCCAGTAGAGAAAAGAAGAGAGTTACTATGAGCAGACGCTATTATAGTACCAAAGTTAAAATTCTTAGATCCTCCATCGTTAAGTAGTTGGCGCACAACTTCAGGACGTATAGAATCAAACTCTTCCGGCATAGAGTCAACAGCAGCAAGAAGCTTGTTAACGCTTTCTTCACACTCTTTTGATATAACTTTTCTAGCCACACTTAACTCCAAATAGGTTAGTGATCAGTTGATTGCGGTTAACACGACGTGTGTTGTCTGCTACAAAGCGCTTAGTCTTTTTAGCTTGACTTAATATATGCGATGCGGCACGACCGTTAGTACGTTGCAACTCTGCAATGTAATTGTTAAAGTACAGATCCTCTACTAACTTAACCATCTCAGCACTATCAGCTTGACCGTCTTGCTTAAGCTTACGCATCTGTTTAAGTGTTTGGTCTACTCTGTTATTAGCTTCAATAAACAAAGGACGCAGTGCTTCCATTTCTTCTGGTCTAAATATTCTACCGTCTTGATCCATTATAAAGTCTACAAGTGTATCATAGTCCCTACCGATTGGACCTGCTTTCAATCTAGCAGCAGCCTGCTCTACGTTGTCGTATGTAAACTTACGCTCAGAAATAGTAGGAAGATTTTCTATAGCCCAGTCAACGTCTTCATCTTTAAAGCCTAGCTGTCTAGCTTCTTGTCGCTGCTTTTGTTCTGTTGATGCGGCAAGTAACGTAGCACGACGACCTACTTCTTCTTGAGTCATTTCTGCTTGTCTACCTGTATCTCTACCAACAGGCATATCTTTTCTATCTCTAGCAGTAGAAGGAGGCATCTCACCTGCTTTCTGTGCTAGTGGTTGATTAATGCCTTCTGATACTTCTTGTGCATACTGTACCGCAGGACGTACACCAGCAGACGACGCACTAGGAGGAGCATCTAACCCTAACCGTGGAGCAGCGTCGTCAGAGTTAAGAATGTAATTTAACTTGTTTGCTGCATCAGTAACAGGATCACCAGTTTTTTTAGGTGGCTCTAGCTTTACTTTAATTTCAGCACTGGTAGGATTATTTAACTCTAACCTGTTTTTCTTGTTGACAATCTGCAAAGGATTATCGTAGCCTACTCCTGATATAGTAACAACGTATCCACCATTAGGAGAGTAGTCTAAACCAGTAAGAGTATCTATTTCTTCTAGTAGTTCTTCTTCCTTACGTTCGGCACGAGCTTGCCTAGCCTTAGCACCAGCCTGTCCGGGTTGTAACTCTGCTTTACGACGCACTAGTCTGTCTAACTGGTTTTCTAAAGTAACAACCTTTTCTTTAACTACAGCGGCTTGTTCGTTAGATTTATTTAATTCTTTCTGTCTAGTAGTTCGTAAATTTTCTATCTGCTTTTCAATAGGCTTACGTTTCTTACGTCCTACTGCATTTGCTTTTTGTTCAAGATCTGCAATCTGTTGATCTATGTTTTGAACTTTAAGTGTAGCAGGAGTAGAACGAGTAACTTGAGGTGTAGGCTCTACAACAGAAGTAGTTACAGGAGTCTCTACAGGTCTGTTCATACGAGGCTTAAAGTCTTGACCGGCAAGTGCTTTAGGCTGTAAAGATACAGGCTGTGGTGCAAGCTCTGGTTTTGTTTCAGTCGGACGTAACGGTGGAGTAGCAAGAGCCCCTGCAGTACCAACGCCAGCGCCTAGTCCAGCACCTATGCTAGCACCATAAATAGTGTTCATTAAACGACTGTCGCCAAACTCTTCGTATACAGGAATAAGAGCACCCTGAGCAGCACCCTCTGCACCACCTCCAGCAGTAATACCTAAAGCAGTAGCCACTCTAGGAGCGTTAGGTAGAAGTTTAGTAGCGCCTGCTACACCTAATTTAGCGCCAGTACCGCCAATAGCTAAACCAACAGGATCATATACAGCACCTGTCAACATACCTGAGAAGTAATCTTCAGGTGCTCTGGCTAGTTCTACTCTAGTCTCAAACTCTTCTTCTAAAGACTTCTTAGGTACTATGCCAAGACCACGAAGAGAATCCCCCATACCGTCTTTAAAGCCAGACATAGAAGCTTTATTGATTCGTTGATAGCCCATACCAGCAGGAGCAAACGCTGCTAACTCTGTTGCTTGTTCAGACGTAAGACCACTAAAGCCAGCCTCTTCAGGACCAAGCTCTTTAGCCCTGCGCTGGACAGCTTCGTTCATCAGAGTAGCACGAACTTGCTCTGGTATTTCATTAGTAGGGGTATCCCCAAAGATCACTAACAGATCATCTACAGGTATTTGATCAATAGGCGTATTGCCGTATTTCTCTAATAGTTTTTCTACTGTAGGTGTTTGCTTAGTGTCTTCTTTAACAGCAAGCTGTACCATTATTAACCACCCATTAATTGATTAAGAGTAGGAACTGTACTTGTACTTGTAGGTGTAAATGGTGAAACATCTCTTTCAGGAACTTTTCGAGGAGACCATACATATTCAAAATCTTGACCTATCGCAGATGTCGCAGTATCGTTTAACATGTTTATGATTCTATCAGGTACGTTACCGTCTTTATCTAGGTAAATTTCTAACTTAGTAGGCTTTTTAGTAGGAGCCGGACCAAAAGAAAACTCATCTTGTTTACCTTGATAAGTAACTAATAAAGTACGCTTACGTTCTGCCTTAGCTTCTTTAGTTTTAGACAACTGATTAGCTTCTGCTCTAGCTACTTCTGACGCTGCTTTACTACCAAATGCTTTTACGGCAAGATCAATAGCTTGTTGTCTGTTACCGTCAGCTATAGTATTTTTATTTAACCACTTAGCCCATTCTCTTGCTTCTTCTACGTCAGCATCATCATCGAGTTGTTTTATAATCTGCGCCTGAGTAAGACCACGATATTCTTCCTTTTTATCTTCTGGTACATACTTGTTAAAAAATGTTTCAAACTGTTCTTTAGTAGATTCTGTTGCCTTACGACTACGAACAGACTGCAATTGATTTTCTACAGCAGTAACATCACGACCTGCCGCAGTAGCTAAACCTCGTATCTCTTGCTCAAGTTTATTAATTCGGTCAGGATCTGTTTCTTGTATATACTCTTGATACTTTGTATTTAGTTGTGCAACAGCTTCCTTTTTTGCTTTTTCCGCTGATGCTTGTTGAGCAACAGTTAACTGTTGTTGAGCAGCATTAATTTGCTGAGGTGTTTGAGCTGTCTGCATAGCAAACTGAGCACGTTGTTCAGGAGTCATAGAACGTAATGCTTGCATCTGTTGCTGTTGTACTTTTTGTTGTTGTAGCTGCCCCGGTAACTGTCCTGCTTTTTCTGCGGCAGTAAACAGTCCTTGCTGATACGAAGGTTGGAGCAGACCTTGTAAAAATGTTTGTGAAAACTTAGCCATGATTTACCCCTTCCCTAATAAACCTAACAGGTCACTCATACCAAACGCTGGTTTAGGAGTCACAGCGCCAGACAACAAGTTAGCACCAACACCACCCAGCAAGTTAGCTCTTGCCATTTCTGAACTAAGCATTGCTTCAAGACCAGACATAGTAGCTTCACCAAACATACCTGAACCAAACTGACGAGACTGCTGCTCAAGTTGTTGTTGTGTAAGACCCGGCTGCAAACCAGCAACTAATTGTTGTTGTGGCATATATCCTGCACCAAGGAACTGCTGACCTAAAGCAGCTTGTTGCATTTGTTCTTGTCGTGCTTGTTGCATAGCACCTAACATAGCTGAATTACGTGCTTCTTCTTGTGCCTTAGCTAATGCTAACTGTTCAGGTGTGCCCCCAAACTGCGCTGTACGTACTCCTAAACGCCCTTGAGCAGCCATTCTTTGTTCTTGCTCAAGACGTTGACGTTGCTCTTCAGGAGACATAGCAGTACGCATACGTTGGAATATTTCTTGTTCACGTTCTGCTGTAGGTTGAGTGGCCTGACCAAAGAAATCACCAGCGCCACCAAACAGCTGTTGCTGTAACGCTTGTTCTTCAGGAGATAATGTCATTGTAGTCTGAAGACCACCATCAGCACCCATCATAGAACCAAAGCCAGAACCAGTAGCAGTAGTAACAGTAAAGGGTTTAAACTGTGACATCTCTAACTGACGTTGCGCTAACTCATCAGCACCCATCCTAGCTTCTTTTCCTACGTCACTAAGGCGACCGTAAGCCTCGCCCGTAAGTAGACCGCCAAGAACACCGGGCAAAACGGATGTATTATTTCCTAAGAAGTCTGTAAGACCTCCTAAAAAGTCAAAGAAGCTGCTTGTGCTTTCTTCTTCAACTGGTGGTTGTACTGTTGGAAACGGTCCCATGTCTTACTCCTGATTAAAGTAGCTTACCTATTAAAGCCATTACGTTAATTTCTTGTAGTGATAATTGAGAGCCTTTTATATCTGCCTCTAGACCTACAACAACACTTGTTCCATATCCTGTAGCATTTAAGCTACGTTGATTAGTTAATGCACCACCAGTAAACTCTACAGTGGTGTATTCACTCTCGCCATAGTATCCAGTAATTTGATCGCCTACTGTAAACTCTGATGTTGCATAAGTACCTTTAAAGTCGTATGCCCACTTTATAAATACTGCTGCATTGTTCGCACCAACTAACGTAGGCTTTAGCTTTTTTAAAATTTTAATTCTAGAAGCATCACCAAAAGTTAAACTAGGACTGTAGTATTTAAATCTGTAAGTGTTACCGTTGTCTTCATAACCAGCATATTGACTAATGCCATCAATAGTTCCTATTAACAAGTCTCCGTTTTCTTTTCTTGCATAAGACGAAAAACCAGTAGACAACCAACGAGTAACACGGTAAGATCCATTTTCTAATGTGCCTCGAACATCAAAGCAGTAGGTTATGTTTTGTCCTACAAAAGTTAATAAGTAAAAACTTTCTTCAGGACTGTAAACAGATCTAAAGAATGTATTCTCTGATTGTAATGCACTAATAATATCTTTAGTAATGTTTCCTGACAAACTACTAATAGGAAGTGACTTTTCTTGTACTGTTCGGCCAAAGCTTTTAAGACCTGTATGTGCTAAAAACAATACATCAGTACCGGTGTACTGTACAGTATCTCTGTTCACACAACCCACACCAGCTACTGTGTCAGCTAAAGCCATTGTTGCAGGAGCTTCTGCACCAGAATACGTAACAATACTATGCTTACCAAATATAATTAATAAACCGTTGTGTGCCGCTAGTGCAACAATCTCGTCATAACCATCAGGCCATACTTTAGATATGTCAATAGAACCACTAGTACCGCCTGAGTAGTCGTGACCTATAAGAAGGTCTGACCAGTAAATAATAGAAGGATTACTACTTACTCCTGTTACCCAAAGACGACCAAAAGCTGACAGCACTTCGTTACCTTGTACAACACCAGCTGCACCAGCAACTGAGTCTAGACGTACTACAGAAGTACCGTCGTACACCAAAGGTGCTTGAGAAGCTTGAAATAAATAAGCTTTGTCGTTAAAGTTAACAATCTTCCAGTTGTCAGCAGTGATTGTATAACCGCCGGGTGTAGCGTCTGTAAGTGTAGTAGTGCCTGTAAATATCTTGTTGTTACCTACAGATAAAACTATATTACTACCTACACTTCTATCAAATTCTTTTATAGCTCTAATTGTCCCAGAGCCTAGTTCTGTTTTATTAGTTGTAATAACGCTATGACCTTTACGTGCCGCAATACGACCACGTTTATCAATCACGGCGTTGTCTGCAATTTCTGCAAACGACGGATCTTGAGCGAGCGGAGAGTCTTCGGTATTGATTCCCTTAAACGCTGGTGCTACAAGATTAATACTCTTTAGTTCTTGAGCCATATCAGATAGTCCTAAAGATCATCTCTTCTGGGTGCTTTGCCGCGTCTATTGCAATAGCATCAGACAAATACTTATCAGCAATACTAAAGTATTCACCAGTAGAAGTACCACCTGTTTCACCACGTTCACGAGTTAACAAAGCTACTGAATAGTGAATAACAGGCTGTGAAGGTATAAGTAATACATCAGTATTAGCACTTAAGTCTGGTTGTCGTTTAACTACATTAAAACGTAAACTGTACGAACCATCAGGAGTTGGACCTACTAATACTTGCGTATCGCCGTTAGCATCAAGGCCATTATACGTGTAATATCTTGGTGTACTTTCTGGTGTATTAACAATATATATCTGTTCGTTAAACCAGTCTTTAGTTTGATAATGCATAAAGAAATTACTAGTATCATTAATAACAGACATAACTTTTACATCGTCACTACAGTCAGTCAGTGCATAAGTATTGTTAGATACAGTAGCAGGAACAATAATAGTCTCACGTAAAGCAGACCAATCAGTTGCCTCTTCTACTAATTTCTTAGCGTCATTAATAAAGTCGCCTACCATCTTGTTGTAAGTATTACTAGTGACTGACGTAGTTTCTTCTTCACGTAACCTACGTAGCACACTGTTCATTAAATTAAGATACGTCATGCTAACATTCCCTTTTTACGTGTAGGTGCTTTACCTAATGCAAGTCTTAAAGCTTCTTGGTTATAATCTATTTGAGGTACTGGCGTTGCTTGTGGTGTTGTAACTTGAAGAGGTTTTACTGTAGGTGCATAAGTAAATGTTTCTAAGTAATCTTTAAATGGTACTTGTTTAGCAGCAGCAGGAGCCGCAAGCATACCACCAGCAGATAAAGCAGATATTATATTACCGGCTTGAATCTGCTCTTGTAGCTCTTCTGTTTGTTCGCCATAAAATGCTTCAAACTCATCAAAGCGTCCCTCTACATCGTCTCTAAAAGTATCTAAGTTAAAACCTAAAGCACCTAACTCATCTCTTAAACCACCTTCTGATGCAGCAAGTTGTTGTAGTACTGAAGTTTCTAAGCCAGTTAAGTTAGAAAGAAACGCTGCTTCTTGATCGGTAAACTGTGTAGCAATTCCGTTTAAAGCGTCGTTTAACCTGTCGTTTAAATTACCAAACTCAGTTCTTACTTCACTTTGAAAGCCTGTAAAAATACCTTCAAACTCATCAAAACGACCAGACACATCTGTTCTAAAGTCATCTAAATTAAGCCCTAGACTAGTAAGCTCGTCACTTAAAGCACCTTCTGTAGTAGCTAACTGCTGAAGTATTGATGCTTCTATTCCTGTAACACTTTCTAAAAAGGCTGCTTCTTGATCGGTAAACTGCGTAGCAATGCCGTTTAACGCATCGTCTAATCTATTGTTAAGATTATCAAACCCAGTCTGTACTTCAGTAGAAGTAGCAAAACCAAAGCTGTCTACAATACCCCTAACGTCATCATCAGATAACCCTTCAGGAAACTCTATATTGCCTATGGCTTCGTTTACAACAGTACTAACATCCGCTATAGAAATACCTTCAGGTAAGCCATCAATAGCATCTTGTATTAGTTGTCGTACTTGTTCTGGCGTAGCTCCTTCAGGAAACTCTATGTTTGATATAGCGTTGTTAACAATCTCGTCTATTTGTTCTGGTGTGGCATATCCAGCTTCTGACAGTGCCAGCAATAAACGATCTTCTGTAACAAACCCTGAATCAGCTAAAGCAGTAGTAATATCATCTGGAGTTGCGTATCCTGCTTCTGACAAATACTGTAGCACCTGCTCTGGTGTAGCAAACCCAGCACCTTGTATTGCCTCATTAATCTGCTCTGTTGTAGCAACACCAGACAAAGCGTCTGTTAACTGTTCTTGTGTTAAATAACCAGCATTAGCTAACTCTTCTTGAATACGGTCAAAGTTGTCTTGTGACAGCGTGACCCCATTAGTTTCAAAGTATTCAGCAATGTCTTCCATTGTAGGCATTGCATTAAAATCAGGAAGCGTATTAACGAAGTTTTGTATAATTTCATTAATCTGATCTTGCTGGCCTGTAAACTCTGTGTCAAGCTGGTCTAAGTAATCAGAAAACAATCCTTGAATAATAGATTCTATGTCATCGTCAGCATCAGCATCAACATCAGCGTCAGCATCAGCATCGGCATCAGCATCGGCATCGGCATTAGCGTCGGCATCAGCGTCGGCATCAGCGTCGGCATCAGCGTCAGCATCAGCATCGGCATCAGCGTCGGCATCGGGGTCTACAGGGTCTACTTCCCGCAAGTCCTCTTTATCAGGGTCTTCAATCATTGGTGGAATTTCAAAGTAGTCGTCTAGTAAAAAGTCGTACTTTGACTCGTCGTCCATTAACTTCCAGTCACCAGGGATTATACCGCCTTCTTCTTCATAGCGGGTTCTTAAGTCCTCAAGAGAGTACTCATAGATGTCTTCTTCTAGTGCATGAAACGAAAGGTCGTCTAACAGTGACTGATACGTACCAGAGTCTATGGTCTCTAAGCCAGTATTCTCTAGTTGATCTCTGGTGTATTCTCCGTTTAACTCAAAGTCAGTCCCTTCATCTTCAGCTAACCGAAAGTACTCGTCTGTTTCGCTGTTAACAAAGTAGTTGTCACCTCTATTGGTGAACATAGTATTAGGGTCAACTTCTGTGTCTACTTCTTGCGTAAGAGGAAGTTGGTCTTCTGTTGCTGTACCTGAGTCCACTAAAACATTACGTACTGAACCGTATACAGCACTGCTTACGTTTTCTATTAAAATACTACCAAGCCAGTCAGGAATACCTGAAGGGAAACTACCAGATAAAACACCACCAATAACAGCTCCTGCTTTTGTAGGGTCTGTAATTGTTCCCAATACTCCAGCAACAATTTTTCCAACTTTTTCTTGTAAGACTCCTGCAGCGGCTGATCCAGCGCCAACAATAATTTCGCCAATAGCACCTAATATACCACCAAGACTTCCGTCCGTCGATGCTTCTGAAAGACCAGAGTCCCTTACTATCTCTTCTAATTTGTTTACTGCTTCTCCTACTGTTGGCAAAAAGATAACACCAGCAGAAGGCATCCAGTCAGGAAGAGATATGCCGGGAATGTAAGGAACCATAGCATCTAAAATACCGGGTTGGTATTCGTCGTAAACAACGGCATCTCCGTTTTCGTCTAATATTGGATTACCTTCAGAATCTCTTTGAACTACTTGTACGGTTTCTCCAAAGATTCTACCACCTGTCTTTAAAATGTCTTCTGTTGTTACAGATACACCAGCGCCACCTGTGATTACAAGTGTTTCATCTCTTCCGGGGGGTGTTGCTGTAGAAATAGGACCACTAGCAAACTGCATAGCTCCTTGATTTATTATACTAGTGACTATAGAACCGGGGTCTTCCATCTCCGCAAGTGCTTCAGGATTGTCAATCATTGTATCAACAATGTTTTGAGCTTCCTCGCGTGATCTGTTATATATTAAAATAGCCTCACGAAACGCTTGTGCATTTTCTCGACTAAGACCTCCCAAAGGAAGATCTGAAGGAGCAAGTGGACGCCCTGCTGCTGTAGTTTCAGCAAGTATTTGTAAAATTTCTCCTTCAGTATCTAAAAGAGAACTTCTACCCATATTTGCAAAAATTTGTGACCAAATACCAGTACTGTCTTCAAGACGACTCATCTATTTTTCCCTCGATACGCCCTTAGTCTTTTCATAAGAACGCATTGCACCAAGACCAAGCATACCCATAAGTACAGGCATCATAGTCTCTAGATCAATAAGCGGTATAGTTACTTCAATAGCTAACAACGCCAGTACAAAGTTAGTAAACGGTATCACCATAAAGTTACCTGTCATACCTAGTACACAGCACCAGCCAACAGCAGGTCTCCATCCAGAGACAAACAACGACTTGTGTGCTGCCTCTACCTTGTTAACTTCTATCTGTGCCGTAGCAAGCTCCTGAGCGTGTATCTGAGCCATTGTAGCGACTTCGTGGGCCAGCCTTGCCTTCTGGTCCTTGTCCTGTATAAACTTGTCTAGAAGCCCTGTAACCGGCCCTATAAGAGCCTCTATCATCTTATGTACTCAGCAAAGACTAACGCACCAAGAATAAAAGGATACAGAGCAAAGACAGCTTGACGGTTGACAGTAATGTCCTTACCTGCTGAATCAAGTTGACGTTGAATCATTTCGTAACGAACAAGGCATTCCTTCTCGTGTCCTTCGAGCCTAGCTATTAGTTCCTCTGTTCTAGTCATTACTTACCACCTGTTATAATAAACATTAACAACCCAGCTAAAAGCCCTGTCATCGTCACTATAGCCAAAGAACTAACAAGTGCTTCCTTTAGTTCTTGTTGTCTATAAACCGTTTCTTCTCTTTCTCTTGCTATGTTCTTCTTTAG